AAAAATTAACACAGAACAAATAAAGACCGGTCGTATAGGATTGCTCGGTGATATCGAAAGCGTTGGTGGAAAAGCTTACCCGGTTGTAAGCACTCATGATGCTCTGGTCATACGGAACTGGGATACCTACAAAAACCAGAAAAACCAGACCGGCACACTGTTTGTCGTGATCGATGAATCAGGACATAAACGCATTGATGACATGCAATGGACCGAGATGAAGGGGTATAGAAGACTGGTTATTGGTCGTGAAAAGGGTGCAGCGTTTGAAGTTGATCCCGAGGGCGGACAGGTAGCGCACGAAATCTATGAAGAAAAAAATTTAATTAACACTATAGTGGTGAAGAATGGCACCAGACGACTTGAAGAAATTCCGTTTGTTGCTGTGAATGCCGGTAATTTGTCGCTCACACCGTCGCCGTTACCATTGCGGTCTCTGCTTTCTCTGTGCCACACAATTTACATGGGCGAAGGCGATTATCGTCAGCACCTACACGCGCAAGGACAAGACACGTTTTGCACTTTTGGCGCGGGGATAAAGGACGGGGAGACGCTTAGACTCGGCAGCGGATCGCAGCTTGATTTCCCCCAAGGCGCTACGGCTGAATTTGTCGGGGTTGACTCGAAAGGCCTGACCGAACAGCGTGAGGGACTAGATTCAGACTACATACGGGCAGAGAAAAAAGGAAGCACACTGACCGACAGCAGTACCGGTGGGAGGGAGTCCGGAGAAGCATTGCGGACCCGGTTAGGCAGTCAGACGGTCACATTGCCTTTGATCGCTTTGACCGGTGCTGCGGGGCTGCAGATGGTTTTAAGAAAACTGGCGCCATTGTTCAATGCGAATCCAGAACAAATCATCATTGAACCAAATCTGGAATTTACCGAAATTGCCGTTGACGGTAAAAATATTTCGGACCTTCAGACCGCCAAAAACTCAGGGCTGAAAATCTCTGACAAATCCCTGCATTCGTACGCGAAGAAAGGCGGCGCTACCGAGATGGAATATGAGGACGAACTTGAGGAAATTCGGAATGAGGAACCTTTGCCGAGTAATCCCGGTGGTGCTGGCTCTGCTGGTGGTGCCGGTCTGGATGAATAGTGGACCAAACCGCCAACGAACTGCTGTTAGACAGTGGCATTCGTCGCCAGATGTACAGCATCCGGTTTGCAAACGGTTTGGCAGATCGAGTTACAGCTGCATTACGTGAGTCAGACGAAGAATTAAAAAACATACTCGCCGGCAACCTGATTTCGGTTGTTGGCAAACCTGTCTATAGTGATCGATCGCGCACGGTGCTTGAGAAAGTATCCGGATTGATCAGAGATCTGCGAAAAGAAGCGTGGAAAGCCGCGCGCACCCTTGCTGTCACTGACCTGAAAAAAACGGCTGATTTAGAAATTGGATACCAGCAGCGAGCTCTGAATGAGTTCAGCCCGTTTGATTTGGACCTGAAAACGCCTGATTTGGCCGATGTGCACACGATTGCGGCCAGTGTGCCAGTAGACGGGGTCCTGGTTGCATCCATGTTCAGCGGCATGTACGCGGCTGAGATTGACCGAATCTTAAAGGCCGTAAATGCAGGGCTGGTACAGAATGAATCCCTCGAGAGAGTTATTCGCCGCGTTACCGGTGTCAGGTCTCAAGGGTACCGGGACGGTGTAATTCGTACGTCGTGGAATGCAATCGACAGGGTGGTTCATACCTCAGTCAATCATTACCAGTCGATTGCCCGGGGTATGTTTTCCCGCGCTAACCGGTTTATAACCCATGAATTATTTGTTGCCACACTGGACGGGAAAACCACCCGAATTTGTGCGCGAAATGACGCCAAAGTGTTCGAGTTGGACAGGGGCCCGGTGCCACCACTACACCCGAACTGCAGAAGTCGCCGAGTTCCACACCTAAATTATTCGGAAATTGGCGGGCAACGTCCGTACAATTCGAAAACAGAAAGCCGGTTAATAGGCGAATATGCCCAAAAAAATAACCTATCGGCAACAACAAGAAAAACATTGCCACACGGCCACAAAAAGAAATATGACGAATACGCTCGCAGCAGGGGCCGTGAATTAGTCGGCCCGGTTCCGCGCAAAACGTCCTATGACGAATTTTTCAGACGACAGACCGTTCAGTTTCAAAATGATTTCTTGGGACGGGAACGGGCAATCATTTACAGACGTAATAACGAGCACCTGGATAAATTTATTAACGACCGGGGGTTCTTGATTAGCTTTGAGCAGTTAGAGGCGAGAGGGCTTTAAATTGGGTGAGATCAAAAACCTTGGCAAGCCGTTCGGCAGTGGTGGAGTTATACCGGGTTATGGCGAATCTGGTGGCGGTGCTGCAACAACCGGATTAACGCAGCCTCAAGTTGACGCCAGAGTCGTTGCGCTTGCTACTCTGAATTCAGTTATAGAGTCAGGTGACGCGGTACGAAACGTCGCACCCGCAATGGCCCAGACAAATGAGCGGGTAGAGAAGAGGCTATCAGACGGAACGGTTGAACACTGGAGTAATGCAACAGGCTCGCCTGTTCGCACATTGTTGATTGAGCCCGGTTCCGTCAACCCGTCAGTAATAGGTAACGAGCTTAGAACACCGGTAAGTAACACCGATTTTGCAAATATAGTCGACATTGACGGGACGCCGGCAGTCATAGAGGACGGTGACTGGGTCACTATTTATAGCCGTTACACCGACAACGGCGAAGATCGAATTCCGGGTGTCTATTCAGCTGCCGGTGGCAGTTTTCCGCAAACACCCTATTTGCCCATTCCGCCAAACGATGAAGCGCGAGAAACAAGGGGAGTGCTTAACCCTGCTGGCGGGACGCTTCCACTACCTACAGCGCCGGCTGGCGAAAGAGCGTTGGAGGAATTTGACCGATTTCTTATAGTATCTAAAGGCGACATCAACGGCATACCGGTAGAGTCTGGCGATGAATTGTGGCTGGATTCTGGCGACGGTACAGCCAACAGTCACTGGACTTTGATAAGAGCCACCCAACGTACGAATGAATACCCGTTTATCAGAAATACAGATGGCACTATAAACCAGTCGGTTCTTGACGACATAGCAAACGGTTTACTAGTGGTTGGTGACTCTTTGGTGTGGGATGGGTACTACCCTGCAGCGGAATACCCTGGTAGACCTACAGGAGGAAACAACGGGCGATATTTGTCTGGCATAACCGATCCAGAAGACGGTGGATCTATATTTACTGTTCAGGCCGGCAGTATTGTTGGTGATTTTAGCGACAACACGGTGTCAATTGATCAGTTCGGGGCTGTTCCTGATAACAGTACAAATGCAAATGCAGCTATTGAAGCGGCAGCAAATTACTGTCGGGCGTTATCGGCCGGAGATAACGCAACAGCAACGTTGAAAGCGGAGGGCTTAGAATATCGAATCACCAACGTAGTAATCGGGCCGGGCATTAATATAAACATGCCCCACACCTCCTTTCGGGTGCTTGGCCCTGATCTGTCATTGCCTGCTGTTACTGTCGGCAGTGCGACAGAACTAACGGGAGATTTGCAGTTAATAACACCGGAAATTATTCATACCACGAGAACATCAATAAGATGTCCTGAAGATGAAATTAACCATATTGGTCTTCTGATAATCAACTGGACATCATCGTCCGATATGGCGATAAATACTGTCATGGGATTTACGCACGGAGCCGAATTCCGTGCACAAGAAATCAGTGCGTCAATAAAAGGAAGGTGCACAGAGAATTTAGTCAAGCACGTAAGGCTTGTTGGAAACAGATATCAATTGGTATTTAACCCGATTGGTGTTACGGAGTTTTGTAACGAGAATACCTTCCAGAAGCTTAGCTTCGGCGGGGGTAACTGGTGTACTGGATCAACGTCAGCAGTTGTTTTATTAAAATCAGCTCAAGGTGGATTTAATAACAATCGATTTCTAGATCCCAGCTTTCAACTTGGCAGCATTGAATTTTGGCAACCAAGCCTGGTTGACCCGAAACAGGGAGAACGTTGGTCGAATTCTTTGCACAATGACTACGAACTCATCACCACTACCGGCACCGGTGGAACAGATGAACCAACGCACTTCGCGGGCGACGTTGCCGATAATGCTGGCAACGTATGGCGGTATAGAGGTCCGGCGAGAAGACCGATTTTAAGGCTGGGCAAGAGGGGTGGGCGTAATGTCTTCATCCGCGCTCGTATAGAAACGGCACATGGGCCGGAAATAATATGTGATACCGCAGATGCCTGGAGCCAGTCAGGAGATGTAAGACTCGATGTCAACTACCATAGCGGTGTTCAGAATGTTGGTCTGGGAACAAGTATTGAATGCGTTGAGCCGGTATTTAGTGTTTCGATCCACGCTCTCGTGCGAGAGCGAAAGTT